GGCCAGTCTTACGAGCCATTTCAGGCCATGAAGCGCCAGCGGCCCGCAGCGAAATAATCCGGGACTTCTCGGCGGGGCATATACGGGATCGCGTCGGCGGACCGCTGTAACCCTTGAAAAGCCCAAGGGCTTTCGCGCGGTCCATATTTTCCTGATGCGTAACTGCCTCAAGGTTTTCGAGACGGTTGTCGGTTTTCACGCCATTTACATGGTCGATGAAAAGGCCGTCAGGTATGGGGCCGCTGAACGCTTCATAGACCAGCCGGTGAGCGCGCTGCTTTTTCCCCGCCTCGATCTCAATGCTGAGATAACCCCTGCTATTGAGCCAAGGCGTCTTAATCTTCCCGTTGCGCCTAAAGCGCCCCCGGTCCGAAACCTCGTGACCATTCGGGAGTTCAGCCCAACGCTCGGGCTGGACCACACGCCAGCCGAAATCTATATTATCCAAAGCGCCACTCTCCTGCTTCTGGCGTTTTCCGGGGCGGCGCACTTTTGCCGGGCGCGCCGCCCCATCCCTTTATTTACCCGTCAGACGAATGAGGCAAGGGCGGCGTCATCCCATGCCGGCGACAGGTCCTCGCCCTCGTTCGCCAGATAGTCGAAAGCGGCTTCGTATTTCTGGAAGTCCGACCCGATGGGGCCGCCGCGCTGCTTCGCGCAGATGACCTCCATTTTGTGCTTCGCCGTCTCGAGCTTTGCTTCCCAGACGCGGGCTTCCATGCCCTTCGGCGCGTCCTGACGCTCGAGGTAATACGACTCGCGGAACGGGAAAAGGACGACGTTCGCGTCCTGCTCAATCGACCCGGAATCGCGCAGGTCGGACAGGATCGGCCGCTTGCTGTCGCGCTCTTCAACCTTCCGTGAAAGCTGGCTCAGCGCGAGGACGCCGCAGCCGAGTCGCTTGGCGAGCCGCTTCAGGCGCTGGGTTATTTCCCCGACCGCCTCCGTCCGGTTCATGTTGAACGCCCGCGGCATTTCCATGATCTGCAGATAATCGACGATGATCAGTTTTATCGGCGCCCGCTTGGCGAGCGAGTAGGACCGGCGCTCAACGTGTTCGATCGAAAGGCTGCTGCTGTCGTCGAGGATGAAGTTCGGCGGGATGCGGGCGCGGCACTCGTCCAGCAACCGGATTGCGTCGTCGGACAGGTTTTCGCCCTCCATTCGGAAATACGGAACGCCCTTGCCGATCGACTTCGACACCGCCGACAGATTGCGGAGGCTCATTTCGTCCCGGTCCATTTCGAGGCAGAAATAGACGACCTGGCCGTCGGGGTTCAGCTTGGCGCATCCGAAGCCAGCAGCGCGGGCGAGGGACGTCTTTCCCATCGACGGGCGCCCGGCGGCGATAATCAGTTTCGAAGGCTGGATGCCGCCCAGACGGACGTCGAAGCAGCGCAGCCCAGTCATGGCGCCGCGAGACGTCCCGTTCGCCTTGTCGCTCCGCAGGCGGTCCAGCGTGCCGCCGGCCGCGTCCAGCGCCGAAATGAGCGTCGCCCCGTCCGGCGCCGCGGTCTGGACAAGGGCGGTCAGGTCTTTTTCCGCCGCCGTGAGGGTGTCGAATGGGTCGCGCGAGGGGTCCGCCGCATCGTCCCGCATCCGCGCCGACAGTTCGTTAAGTTGGCGTCGACGGGCCGCATCCATGACGGTTTCAGCCATGCTCAGCGCGACCCGCTGCGTCGGGCTCTTGTTCATCAGGTCGTCGAAGAACCGCGCCAGATCGCGAGTCTCGCCGTCCGACGTCCGCGACGCTGGGTCAGTCGAAAACCGGGCCGCCAGCGACGCCGGTTCGGCCAATCCGCCAGCGCGTATCTTACCGACGACCTCCGCAAAAATGCGCCCGTGGAACGGCTCCGCGAAATGGTCGGCCGTCAGTTCGGTCAGGTCGTCGAGAAACAGCGGGTCGAAGATCAGCGCACCCAACACGCCAAGTTCAGCCTCGAGGTTCTGCAGGGCGGTGATATTCATGCGTCACCAAACAGCGGAAGGTCCGCGCCGGCGGCCTTGGCGTGCTTCTCCGGGGTGTCGAGCCGGGCCTGCTCGAGCGTGGTCAGGCGCCCTTCGCCCTTCGCCCATGCCAGCTTTCGCATGATGTCCCCGACATAGGCTTCCTCGCGCTCGATCAGGACGCAGCGCATTCCCTCGCGCATGGCGCCGACGCCCGTTGTCCCCGAGCCCGCGAACGGGTCCAAAACTAGGCCGGGTCGCTCTCGACGGGTAAGCCCGCCGCCACAATGCGGGCAGAGTTGCTTAGGACGATCTGTCCCCGACAGTGGGGGCAGTCGTGGACCCGGCTTTTTGGCGTTTTCGGCGTCCTGTCGTGTTCCAGCTTCGTCATCAGTTCCAAGTTTTCGGGCCGGTTGTCGCCCTTGTCCTCGTTCAGATGATGCACGACCTCGCCCGGCGTTAGCGGCCTCCCGATCATGTCCGAGACGATCAGGCGGTGTTCCATCACGTAGCCCGCCTTCGACGCCATCGGATGACCGGGGCGCAGAACCTGCCAATAGCCCGCCGCCGTCCTTATCCGGGGTTTCCTGCGGTCCATCCCGCTCCCCTTGGCCGAACAAGCCCGACTGCAATAGCGCCGACCCCCGTCCTTCACCGGCTTGAAGGTCTTTTCGCACCACAGGCAGGGCCGGGGATGAAGCGTCCTGACCACCCCCCGAAGCGACGTCGCCTGACATTCCGTCGAACAGAACTTCTGGCGCGGACGATTGGTCGCCGTCCCGCAAACCTTGCACGGGGGGCGATTCAGCGTCTGGGCCTTGGCCCGACACGCCAGCGAGCAATATATCGCCGGGCGCTTGTTCGTCAGCGGGTCGCGGCACGTTTGGCAGAGTCGTTGCGTCATGGGGCGGGTTATCGCACGTTTCGCAAACAATCTCGATAACTTTCGGCGGCGTCACAAGGCGGACCAGATAGGCCATCAGGTCGACGGGCTTCACGGTCGGGTGTTTCGAGCCCAGCCGGTCCTCGGCGTCCGCCTTGGCGCTGTAGAAGAAGCGGGCGGCGGAACCGGAGTCGCCGAAGCCCACGGTTTCGCCGTATTCATGCCCGCGCCGCTGTTCGCCGGGAAGGCCAATGGCGGTTTTTACGCCGCCGCCTCCCGTCGACTTTCCGAGGTCAGGAAACGCCCCCGTCACTTCCTCGCTTCCGTCGTGGATGACGTTGGCGGGCCATCTACCGTTCGCCTTGAGGTCGGTCGTCTCGGCTTTGCGTCCGCCCTGCCCGAACACCTTGTCGCCGCCCGACTGCGCCGCCATGACCTTGATCGGCTCATCATGGGCTATCCGGCTCGCGTCGATGTTCAGCGCCCCGGTTCCGTGCTGCAGGACATTGGCGGCGACGGTTCCGATCAGGGGCTTGCGGGCGAGGACGACGGGGTCGAGGTTCGGGCTATACGCTGACGGCTCGACCTCGACCCGGCAACCGCGCGGCTCCTGCTCGATAGCATTCGCGATTGCAAAAAGTTCGAGGGTTGCGCGCGACGACGCAACGCAGGCGCTGAAAAGCGCCACCACAGGACAGGCATCGACAATCGACCATGCTCCCCGGCTGTGGGCCTGCGTGATGCTCTCGGGCGTGATCTTCGACAGACAGGACTTCAAGGTTTTCAAGTCGGTTGTCGTGCTTGATCCCGTTCCGGTGGTGGACGTGCTCTCTAGTGTCGAGGTCGCGGCCAAGGTGCGCCGCCATGACGACACGGTGTTCCAGCTTGTAATCGTCGCCCACTCGGACGGCGACGTAACCGTCAGAGCGGACGAAACGTCCGACGTATTGAGCGCGTCGGCGGCAGTCCATTGAGCAGAAGCGAGCGGACGCAGCGCGGCGGGGCTTGACGCGGAAAGTGCCTCCGCAGCACTCGCAGACAACATCGACCATAGCGCGCCCTCGATGGCTTCAAGATGACGGTCGACTGTAACCCATTCGGCCCGATCTGTAAGGGGTTTAACGGCCAGAACGCAGGGCTCGTGAGACGGCTTCAGAGCGGTCCCCCAGCCTTGCCACTGGCGGGCGGCGTCGGTGGCAGGTTCGTCGCCGTCCTTCTCGTGGAAGCCGTTCGCCATCGCCTCTTCGATCCAAGGCCGAGTCGCACCCACCATGCCGTCGCGGCCAGCGCCGGTCGCCTTCGGATTGCGAACCTGCGAGGCGTCGATTCGGATCTTGTCGCGCACCGCCCCCGCCGCCTTGTCGATCCCTTTGCTGACATCGTGCGACTTCGGGAAGCCCGAGCCGTAGAGCCATGCGACCATGTCGCGGATTTCGAAGCCCGCGTCCTCAATGGCGACGGCGAGGCGGTGATATGTCCGAGTCCCGCTGAACGCGATGACGTGGCCGCCCGGCTTCAGGACGCGCATTACCTCGGCCCAGAACTCGGTCGAAAAAGCCGTCTCCCCAGTATCCCAAGTTTGAGACATGAAACCCGCCGAGGCGCGGGTGTAAGCGTCGTTCCCCTTCGCCGGCGCGGCATTGGCCCCGCCGAATCTCTTGACGATGCTGACCAGCGCATACGGCGGGTCGCAGACCACCGAGTCGAAGTGGTCGTCGGGAAATCCCTTAAGCACGTCCCGGCTGTCGCCGTGGAAAACCCGAACGGCGTCGGCTTCGGTCGTCAGTTCAGTCATTCGTCAGCCCTTGGAGTCGCCCCTGCCATGTCGGCCAGAGGTCCGGTGAATAGTGCGCCACGCCGCAGAGCCAAGCCCCGCAGGCGTCGCTTTCGTCTTTGTTCTTCGGG